AATAATCCTAGAATAATCAAAGACCACAAATACTATTTGCTTGTTAAGTCACTGCAAGAGTTCCCTGAAATGCTAAAGCTGAGACCTATTGTAGTTGATGAAGATATGATGGTGCTTGGTGGTGATAAGAGATTGAAGGCAAGTAAAGATGCAGGGCTTAAAGAGGTGTGGATTGAAATAGCTGAAGGACTTACTGAAGAACAAAAAAAAGAATTTGTAATTAAAGATAATACAAATTATGGAGAATGGGATTGGGACATATTGGCAAATGAATGGGATAGCGTTCAACTTACTGATTGGGGTGTAGATGCATGGCCAAATCAAGATGATATAAAAGCCGAACCGATAGCAGGGCTGACTAATGATGTTCCAGAGGCAGAAGAAAGTATATGCAAGGCAGGGGATATATGGGTACTGGGCAACCACCGCTTGTTGTGCGGGGATGCGACAAAGAAGGAAGATGTGGAACGATTGATGGATGGGCAGAAGGCTGATATGGTGTTTACTGACTGCGATGTAATTGTTAAACGCTGGGAAGAATTCACCGGGAACAAGGCGGGAAAGTTAGATGGCAAGACCGAAAAAGTATAACATCGACAAAAAACAAGTTCAAAATCTCGCAAGATTTGGCTGTACCAATGTCGAAATAGCAGATTTTTATGGGTGTGATGAAAGCACAATCCGGCACAGTTATTCCGAATATCTGACAAAAGGAAGATCAGAGCAGAAATTGCGATTAAGGCAGCTTCAATGGGCATCTGCTGAAAAGGGAAATATCGTAATGCAGATATTTCTGGGTAAGAACATTCTGGGTCAAACCGATAAGCAAGAAATAGCTTTAGATGCTGATATGAGTTTGGAAGTTCAATTCATAGGATAGTGGAAAACCAACGTGGTCGTATAAAATTATCAAAAGCATTTAGGCCATTATTTAAGCCCAAAAGATATAAGGTTTATTACGGTGGTCGAGGTGCTGGTAAGTCATGGTCATTTGCTTATGCTTTATTGATTATTGCTGCAAGAAAAAAAACCCGTGTGTTGTGTACAAGAGAAGTTCAGGCATCATTGCGGGATTCAGTACATAAGTTGTTAAGCAGTTGTATAGAAGCTAACAATTTACAAAAGTTTTTTACAGTCACAAGAGATGGTATCTGCGGAAACAACGGTTCAGAATTTATCTTCCACGGTCTAAAACAAGACCCAATGCAGATTAAGTCATTAGAAGGTGTAGACATTTGTTGGGTAGAGGAAGCACAGAGGATTAGTAGTGAGTCATGGGATATATTAGTTCCGACGATCCGTAAGAAAGGTTCAGAGATATGGGTGAGTTTTAATCCAAATTTAGAATCAGACCCGACTTACCAAAAGTTTGTAATCAACCATAGAAATGATTGTTTTTTAAGGAAGGTTAATTATGACGAAAACCCTTTCTTAGGTGATGAGTTAAAGGCTGAACTGAACTATCTGAAAGCAGAGGACTATGACCATTATAAGCACATTTGGGAAGGAGACTGTAAAACCTTCTCAGTGTCGCAGATATTCAGACACAAATTCCATATAACAGATTTTGTTGCCCCTGAAGGAACTGTGTTTTATTATGGATTAGACTGGGGTTTCTCTCAAGACCCTACAGCGGTGTTAAGATGCTATGTTTGTGATAACATCTTATACATAGATTATGAAGCAGGCGGTAGGCAGGTAGAATTAGACAACACTTATAAGCTAATAGATTCCATACCAGAAGCAAAAAAATACACAATAAGGGCAGATTCAGCTAGACCAGAGAGTATCAGTTTTATAAAAAGACAAGGTTATAAAATAGAATCAGTGTATAAATGGAAAGGTAGTGTTGAGGATGGGATTGAATTTATTAGAAGTTTCAGGCAAATTTACATACATTCAAGGTGTTTAGAGGTGGCAAGTGAGTTTGTTAAATATAGTTACAAGGTAGATAGAGCAACAGGTGATGTTTTGCCACATATAGTCGATGCACATAATCACTTCATAGACGCATTAAGGTATGCACTTCAGCCAATGATAAAGTGTAAAAACACAAAACCATTAATTTCAAAGGTGGTAGGGATATGATTGAAAGTAGACATCCACAGTACAAGAGTTTAGTCCAACAATGGAAAAGATGCAGAAATTGCTATCAAGGTGAGGATGCGGTTAAAGCTCAAGGAACAGATTATCTCCCAAAATTGTCCCGGCAAAGCGATGATTCCTATTTTGCATATAGGCAACGTGCGTCATTCTTTAATGCGGTCAAGAGGACTGTAGATGGGTTGACCGGGGCTGTAATGAGGCTTAATCCTGTGATTGAGAATGGTAATGATGAGTGGACTAAGGACATAACTGGAACAGGTGTGCATCTGAACGATTTTGTATTTTATTTGTTATCAGAGCAAATATTGATGGGCAGGCAGGGAATATTAGTAGATCATAATGGAGATAGACCCTATTTGACGGGCTATACGACAGAACAGATACCCAACTGGATGGATGATCGGATTATCCTCAAGGAGGAGTATAGAAAAACCAACCCTGATAATTTTTATGCCAGTGAGTATGAGACTCAATATCGAGAGTTATTGGAAGAAGATGGTAAATATCTGGTAAGGATATGGAAAAAAAATGCGGAACAAGTGTACAAGGTAGCTGAAGAGATATTACCAAGCCAGAGAGGGAAAACATTGTCCAGTATTCCCTTTATCGGGCTTTCAGTTGATGGTATTAACCTCAAGCCAGAAGTGCCTCCAATGTTAGGGTTAGCAGATATGAACCTCTCGCATTATAGGACGAGTGCAGACCTAGAACATGGAAGGCATTTTACCGCCTTACCCACTCCTTATGTAACAGGGGTAGATGCTGAGTCTGAGCTAAGTATTGGAGCAGAATCAGCATGGGTGCTGCCAGACCCATCAAGCAGGGCCGGGTATTTAGAATTCAGTGGACAGGGATTACGCGCTTTAGAGACCGCGATGGATCAGAAGCGTTCCATGATGGCATCACTTGGGGCGCAATTACTTGAAGGGCAAAAAGCAGGAGTGGAGGCAAGCGAAACACTCAGGCTTAGACAAAATAGTGAGATGTCTGCCCTAATGAAGGCGGTTAAGACTGTAGAAAGTGGCTTAAACCATGCGTTTGAATATATGACAGAGTGGGAAGGTGGTAACCAAATAAGTGTATCTATTAATACCGATTTCTCAGATACAAAGATTGACCCACAAGTAATGACAGCGTTAATGCAAGCATGGCAGTCTGGAGCAATCAGTCACGAAACGTTCTTATGGAATCTGAAACGAGGGGAGATTCTACCTTCTGGGGTGGAGATAGAGGATGAGCGAGATCGCATTAATCTTCAGGCAGGTATTATTGAGGAAGATTAGCGGTGGATAAGTTCAACAAGGTAGAAGTTCATGCGTCTGCTGTATCGGCAGAGTGCTTTGAAATGACAATAGATGATAATGAAATACGCAACATTGTCGAATGGGGCGTTGGTGGCAAAGCTGGTGAAGTGACTACGGTCACTATTAAATTTATTGCTGACGTATATCATGACGACTGTTAATGATATAGCGTTAGACCAAATTACAGGTCATAGCGTTGATTTGCTAAGAGTTGATGCAGGACTTCGGGAAAAAATATTAGATGCACTGAATGTACTTGAGGAAAATCTAGTCAAAAAGTTGGAAAAAGCAAAGTTACACGAAGTTAAAAAAACAGCAACACAGAGGAAGAGACTTGAAAAACTGCTCTCTCAAACAAAAAAAACAATAAGCACAGCATACAACGATAGAGACAAAATAGAGGATAAAGAACTTATTGATTTAGCGAGGGTGGCAGAGAAACAGGCTGTAAGGACGATTAATACAGCAATCAAGGCCAGCACTTTGAGTGTTGGAATGAGCAAGGAGATGTTAGAGTCTATAGGAAAGGACACCTTGATTACGGGCGCACCAAGCAAAGAATGGTGGCAACGTCAGTCCCAGACATTTGAATCAACGTTCAAGGATACAGTACGCCAAGGGCTATTGTCTGGAAAACCAACGGCAGAAATTGTAAGGGAGTTGATGGGAACAAAAACCGCAAGGTATAAAGACGGTAAACTAGAACCAAGGCGCAGGGGGGCAGAGGCATTAGTTCGGACATCGGTACAGGTGGTAGCAAATGAGGCAAGGCTGCAGACCTATGAAAATAATAATGACATCGTAAAGGGAATTGAGTGGGTATCCACTCTTGATTCTCGCACCAGTCCTATCTGCCGGGTACTCGATGGGCTGATGTGGGACAACGAGCGCAAGCCCATAAATCATTCAAAGAGCTTCCCCGGCGCAACCGCTCATTGGAATTGTAGAAGCACACAAGTTCCCATTCTCAAGTCATGGGAGGAGTTGGGGGCAAAAAAGAAATTTAAAGAGATACCAGAAGGAACAAGAGCCAGCATGGATGGACAGGTATCTGCTAAAGAAGGTTATGAGGATTGGCTGAAAGGAAAGGACGAAGAGTTCCAGAAGGACGTTCTTGGTAAAGGTAAATGGGAGTTGTGGAAAGCGGGCAAGGTTGGGTTTACTGATTTAGTGGATCAGACAGGAAATCCGGTTTCGTTAGAGGTGTTGAGAGAGAAGTTAGGGATTGAGAAGGTAGGGAAGGACGTGGCTGATATATTACCGTCAGGTTTGGATAAGGCGATTGCTGACAGCAAGAAAAAACTTGGCGCAAAGAAGTGGGTCGGAGAGTACGGCGAATATGTCGAGAAAGCAGAAGGCTCATTTACAAAATCTAAAGAAGATGAGTTTTATAAAGAGAATTTTGGCGGGAGAGAAGAGGCATCAGCAGTATTGAGAAATGCCACAGAAGATGCTGATGTATTTATTGCTGTTAGATCGCCTGATCTTAAAAAGATTCTGGCTGACGGGAAATTCAAGAATAGTTTAGAGTCTGGACAAGGGTCATTCGCAACTATTGCGGAGGATCGTGTTGATTTGGAGCGTAATGTGTTTGGGATCACAGCTGATGTCGCAGATCACGACGCATTTCCAAAATATGGTTTTTTATCCGAATCAAGCATGACTGATGAACAAATGGTTGGAGCAGGTTACGGGGATGTCTTTGTTAAGCTCAAAAAGGACGTCAGGAAGAGAACAACGTTCACTGTTGGGGATTCATTCAACGGCAATATATCGCAGAATGACAGGATTACGCCCGCAACAAGTCTAGCCAATCCAAAACCCGATCCATTGTTAAGAATGGTGGACGAAAGAAACGAATGGGGAACTCAGCGGTACATCGAGGATGTGGAAGTCGCACAATCTATTAATGACATAGCAAGTCTAAAAATTGCTGGCAACGCGAATTATATTGAGGCTCAAGTTTTTGGAAAGGTGTCAACGGATGATATATCAGAGATATTTGTTAGCTCAAAGAAAACAGCAGAATCGGTTAAAAAGGCTTTGAAGCGTTATGGACTAGATGATGTGAAAGTACGGGGATTGAATCAAGATGAGAGGCTCAAGTCGTTATGGACAGGTGAGCTAACAAGTCTTCGTATGTCACTAAAACCTTCAGATGTAGATAATCTGGGACAGGGATACATAAAAACCTTAGGGGAGAGCTTAATTAGTGGTTTGTCTGCTACCAAAAAGAATACCAAAGGGCTAGGGTTTTTTGAATGGAGTCCTCCTGAATGGGCAAAATCTTATATTGCTAAACATGATTCAGGAGAAGGTTTGTCTCCAGCAGAATTGCGATCATTCACAAGAGAATTCTATATTAATGTGGCTAAAAAAGAGGAAGGAGGATTGCCTGAAGCTTATTGGGGAGATTACAGGAAAAGTTTGGGCGGATTCACGGACGATGTAATGAATGAGAGCTTATTGGAGGCTTATTATAGATGAAAATACAGCATTTAATCAGCGTTGGAGGGGTGCATTATTTTTGGCAAGAACATACGGAACAGATGTATGTCAAAGAATGGGGGATGATTAGGCCGATCCCTCCTTCTTTTGGAAGCTTAATTAACCATGTTCAAATCGAGTCAGTGGAAGAGCTTGATGTTGAGTCAATACAGGATTTATAACAGTCGGAGACTAAAATGAGCGAAGAAATCACATACACAGCAGAGCAATATGAAGAGATTAAAGGGAAGTTGGATGAGTTTCGTGGAAACAATGTGAAGCTGATGAAGGATATGGATGCTTTGCAGAGCAAATTTGCTAATGTAGACCTCGATCAGTATGCGAAAATGATGCAGAAACAACGAGATCAGAAAGACAAG